CCGCTCCCAAGGTGGACGAAGCATGAAGAACCATTCGGTCGCCTTCACCCATGCGACGCTCGATGGGGACAAGCTGATCGCCGACATTGCCCGGGTGAGTAACCCGGGCAATAGGGATGCGTCTGCCACCCGGCTGATCCGCTACCTAATCGATCACAATCACTGGTCACCTTTCCAAATGGCAAGCATGTGCCTGGAAGTGACCACAACCCGCGACGTCGGTCGGCAGATCCTGCGCCACCTGTCCGCAATTGGCTTCCAGGAGTTCTCCGGACGCTATGCGGAATATGCGACGCTTCTGGATACGCGCGAATGTCGCTTCCAGCATCCCACGAATCGCCAGCTGTCGCGCCTTCCGGAGACGGACGAGGAGCACGAGGTGGCGCGCCTGTGGGACGAATACATCAAGGTGAAAGCTGCCGCGGACGAAGCAGACTACAAGATGTGGCTGTCGCGCGGTGTCGCTAAGGAGGTTGCACGGACCATCCTTCCCGAGGGGCTGGTGCCCAGCACCCTCTACCTCCACTTCAGCGTTCGCACGTGGCTGCACTACATCAAGGAGCGCACCGAGATCGGCGTGCAGGCTGAGCACCGCTCCGTCGCTGAACAATGCGCCAAGCTACTGGTGCAGCACTTCCCTGACACGTCAGCAGCGTTCTTCGGCGTCACGACGCTGGCGTTCGCAGCGGACAAGAACGAGGCGGAACAAGCCTGATGAGCACCTACATCGTCGGGGACGAAATCCACTTCCGGGGCTACCGCGTTGCGATCCTGACAGCGGATGCGCCCCCGACGGTGTTAGGTGACTTCGAGGACGGTGTGAACAATGACACGCTGTTCGAGGAGCCCAAGCTAGGCATCGACAAGAACCTCACACCTGACGAATTCAAGGATCAGGTAACACACGAAGCCATCCAGGAGACTTATGACGCGGCCAAGCGTATTGCACGCGGGGGCTTGCTTAGTCTGAAAGACCTCGCTAGGGTGCTTAAAGAACAAGGGACGGATGTCAAATGAAACCGCATCTACTCGACGACTGGCAGGCTGACAAGCTGGTGTTCCCCATGATCGGGCAACCCAAGGTCGACGGGGTGCGTGCGCTCAACATGACGGGACGCCTTACCGGGCGGTCCCTGAAGCCCTTCAAGAACCGCTACCTGACCACACAACTCAGCCACAGTGCGCTCGTCGGGTTCGACGGTGAGCTGGCTGCTGAGCGGGAGACGCACCCCGACCTCTGCCGCATTACGTCGAGCGTCACAGGAACCATCCTAGGCGAACCATATGTGCTTTGGTGGCTGTTCGATTACGTTACGGTCGAAAACAAGAACGCGGGGTATGAGCATCGTATGCTCCAGCTCCAGGAGCGCGTGCGCCAGATTGCAGGGGAAGCCCCACACCTGTTCCCGCATCTGCGTATCATGCCCTCGCGCGTGCTGCACTCACTCGAGGAGCTGGAAGCGTTCGACGACGAGAACCTGATCGCGGGTTATGAAGGGACTGTTCTGTGTGGTCCGGACATGCCTCACAAGGACGGGCGCGCGGGGAAGAAGCTCTACAAGTGGCGCATCAAGCGGTTCGTTGACTTCGAGTTCCGGGTCCACACCATCATCGAGGGTGAAGAGAACCAGAACGAAGCTCAGACGAACGAACTCGGCAACACCTTCCGCAGTTCTCATCAGGAGAATAAGGTTGCAAATGGCATGGTTGGCGCTATGCTGGGCACCGTGCTGGCCGACGTCATGGACGGCGATACCCTCCTGTTCCCCAAGGGTGCAGAAGTTCGTGTCGGTGCGGGGTGTTTGACGCACGAACAGAGGAAGCACTACTTCATCAATCAGGACGAGTTCAAGTCGCTAATCCATAAGGCGAAGTTCTTCCCCAAGGGGATCAAGGACAAGCCCAGGTTCCCGACGTGGCAGTCGTTCCGCAACGCGGAGGATATGTAATGGCAATGGTGTTCACGACCGCCGAACAGGCGACAAGCGCAGGAGGCGTCAAGGTCCTCACATACGGTGAGGCCGGTGTGGGAAAGACCATGCTGCTGGCGACCGCACCCGTTCCGCTGATGATCAGCAACGAGTCCGGTGCGCTGTCGCTGCGCAAGGCGAACCTCGAACGTCTGTATGGCGTCGGGAATCCGCATATCACCTATAACATGCCCATCATCGAGATCAAGACGGTGGAAGACCTCGCGGAAGCGCACCGCTGGGTGACGGAGTCCAACGAGGCGAAGGGCTTCCACACCATCGGGATGGACAGCGCGTCAGAAATCGCTGAGGTTATCCTCAACAACGCCAAGCGGCAGGTGAAAGACCCGCGCCAGGCGTATGGTGAGCTCATCGAGAAGATGGAAACGACCATCCGCAGCTTCCGTGACATACCGAACAAGCACGTCCTCATCACCGCCAAGATGGAACCGATGAAGGACGAGATGAGCGGTGTGGTCAAGTATGCGCCGTCCATGCCTGGCGCCAAGCTGGGGCACAAGCTGCCTTACTTCTTCGACGAGGTGTTCCGCCTCGGCATCAACAAGACGCCCCAAGGGGAGTCATATCGTTTCCTACAGACTCAGCCTGATCTGCAGTATGTAGCGAAAGATCGGAGTGGCGCGCTGGCTTCGATCGAACCTCCAATCCTCAGCGCGATTTTTGCAAAAATAATGGCGGCTTGATCCGCCGCCGATGAAAGGAATAAGCATACCATGGCACAACTGAACTTCGATGCCACTCAGGTGGAACCGGATACCGGGTTCGATGTGATCCCGGCCGGCTGGTATAACGCCAAGATGGACGAGTCCGAGATCAAGCCCACGAAGGACGGCGCCGGCAGCTATCTGCAGGTCCGCTTTGCGGTGATCGACGGGCAATACGCCAATCGCAAGCTGTTCGCGCGCTTGAACATCAAGAACGCGAATGCGACCGCCCAGGAGATTGCGCTCAAGCAACTCTCCGCCATCGGTCACGCGGTCGGCGTGCTGCACATCGCGAACAGCGAGCAGCTCCACGGCATCCCGCTGAAGATCAAGGTCAAGATCCGCAAGGGCGACGACAACTACGAAGACCAGAACGAGATCATCTCGTATAAGAACATCAACGAGGCGGTCGAAACCGTGGGCGCCGGCGCTGCCGCTGCTCCGGCGGCTGGTGGTGTTCCCGCTGGCTTCGGAACTGCCG